GGGAAAAGCAGGCTCACCAACACAGAATAAAAGAAACGATTCAACAGAATCGCTCTCAGTCTCCTTATGTTAGACTAGCACTTGCCCATTTCATAAGCATGCTGGTTAATAAGAGTAAACTTTCTACTGAGGCGAACTCAATAGATTAACATCTCTTATTCACTAGCTTGATAGCTCATGAAACCCTATAATATAGGGGAGTTCGTGCTCAACTTTCTGTAGAAAGTTCGGTCGCACCGCAACGACCTTTATACTTGTTCTGAAATTTGGTTAAAAGAAGGATCAATCGATTTTTATCTTTAATATACTTCTTAACTGGACTAGGTACAACCCAATCTACGTTAGTAGTATTAACACTCACAGAAGCAAAATATATCTGTTTCCGTGATCCTTTACCATTCGAAAGTGCGAGAGCATATTTTTTAGCTTGTTTTGAAGCTATACTTAATCTCTGCGAACTTTTGATTTCGAACACCAAGTAATATTTAATATTCTGTCCAATAAATCTATATATAAGATCGGATGTTCCATTTGGAAAATCAGTCTCATATCCTACCAATTGTAAATCTGTTGGTATAAGATCTATTACAGATGCCATATTTGGATCTAATGGTCTATCTATATGATGAGTAAACTCATCCATAAATTCATCTGGTTCTAGAATAATATCACTATGTATAATTATTTTGGGAATTTTTGGTGTAACCGAGGTATTCCCTTCCTCGCTCTTAGTATTAATGGAATTTTCTTCATCATGTTCCGAAGTAACACTTGAGAAATCAATATTAAGAATAGATCCACAAATCATTTCGCGCATGGTGCGTGACATTTCCAAATCTAATAATGAACAATTAAATCGGATAATTCCTGAGCCCGGTGTAGCGACTCTAAATTTATCCATATCTGGGGTTTGTCTATAAATGGTTTGTATATCTTGTGCATCATTAGTTCTCAGAAATTCTCGACGCACACTTTCATAATGATCCCAATCTAAATTTTTAGCCATATAGTATCTCTTTTTATATATAGTAATATGTTCTTCAAACATTTTATCAAGATCATCTCCTTCAAATTCTTTATTCAAAGTTTCTGCTGCAGATGTCCGTTGAGTCTTTGTTTGACAAACAGGTATTTCTATCTTAATACAAAAATATCTATATAGTCTTTCATACCATGGAAGTAATTTTTCCATTTCTTTTGGTAATGAATATTTAGTGGGCCAGTAAGGTTTTATTATATCATCAAAGAAAGCTCTAAAACTTGATTTTGTTTTGACTTCATCAAAAATATCATTAACTGAAGAAACAAAGTCTTCTTGATTTTTATCATGATCAATAAAATCTTGCACAATAGAAGCAATCATTTGATCTCTTGATACTATCTCTGTATTAGTATCAAGCCTAACTGGAGCATCATAAGTAATTTTCAAAGCATCAACTTCATAGGGTTGCTGCACAAATTCTCGTGCCCTTTCGAAGTCATTTAATAGAAATATAATTCTTTTTAAACGTCTCCAAATTGCACTAGGTGCTGCACACCAATGGTTGAGTTGAAAATCTCCTTGTGATGCTAAATTTGTAGTTATGATGACAATATCAGGATTAATAAAAACCACACCTTTCATCTCTACATTAGGATTTAAAGATGTTTTCCTTATATTATTAACAAAATCGATAACTTTTCTCCAAGGGTTAATACTAGTAGGACGCATAACCTCTGCACCTAAGTCATCAAATATAACTACTTTGTGTGATGATCTATATTCTGATTGAAATTCATCAGTTTCATTCAGAGTAACGATATCTGTAGGAAAAGCCATTCCATATTTTGCCCGCAAGCAAGCCACAGCTACTTGCAAAGCAAAACTAGATTTACCACATCCTGGAAAACCAGTAAGTAATAAACAATAGGGTTGTCTTCGTATCCTACCATTAGAATCATCTAATTTTAGTGTTTCTATGGTATTTACTATCCTTTCAAATGATCGTCTATTAGACCATGCAGCAATATCAAATCGTATTATGTTCTTAATCCAACATAAACGATCTAAATATTGTTGTTTTGACATACCAACTAAATCTTTAGCACCACATCTTATGGCTGCAAATTTTGATAGTGTGTCTTCTATTATTCCTGAGTGAGATATGCATGTCGCTATAACACTTAGAAATGATAGAATGGTTGTTATAAACACAAAAGTATGTGTTATAAACATATAAATTTTATAATATTGTTTCCGCGTAAAATAATCTAAATTTTCGTAATTAACAGTATTTGTATTTTTAATCCTTGATTTTTATAAGATAATAAGGCCGATTATTCCGTATTACCTGTTGATCTATAAACTGCTCTGCAAGCGTTACACTCTCCCGATCAAAAGATAGTGTACCGTAATCAGTACAAAGCCCTCTCTGTGTTCCCCTTAGGGTAAGTCTACAATTGAGGAGAAAAGACAAGGATAAGAAGATGATTATTCATCCTCATGTGATTCGCCCTGCGTATCTAAAAATAACTTTATATGTTTATTCACATACGTGGGTGCATAATCAGGTTTAAGAATCTGTGTCATAATATCATAAGGAATAAAATTTACTACTCCTAAAAGATTATCATTCTTGCTCACTACATTCTTAAGTTTTTCAAGACAATCATTATAGATCTCTCGACCATATAGATAACGATCTCGAAGAATAGTATCGGTATGAGCTCCAAATTGTTCAGTAAATGAGAGAGGTGATTCACTAGGTTTCTTAACCCAATGAAGTTTCTTGAAAGAGGAATCACTTTCAATAGGTGCAACCACTATCTTTAATTCTTCATGATAACGAAAAGATCTTTTTAGAAAAGATATTTCGTCAATAGGAATATAAGGACGAGATTTAGCATCTTTCTCTGCCATTGTATATTCAATATCTAATTTTGCAAACTCACTTTGACATGATGTATGTGTGTACCAGCTACAATGCTTCTTTACAGACATGGCATTGTCATCCCCATAAGTGGCAAGTCTTACATTTGATGCAAAAGATTCTTTAATCTTAGGCATTTGTGCATAATAAACATATCGCATCATAATTGAATTGCAAATACTATTGAGTTGTACTGTTATAAGATTCCCAGATGGATTACCATTTGCAAATCTATATAGATCTCCATCAATCAAGATATTTGGATGAATAATATCAGATAAAGCACCTTCGATTAAACGAATATCTTCATCTGAACATCCTGCTGATTTATACCATGAAATCATGATTTTAGCAGCTGCTGCCGTTATCTGAGCAGCCATGCGGGTATCAAATCCTGCAAAATCTCCTGCAATCATATTCTTCGTGCCATATTCGGTTAAATATTCATGGAATTCACTCCATTCACGAGATTGAGCATTAATACCTACCAAGCATTCTGTAGTACGCCAGTGTTTCCTCATTATTTGAGGAATACCCGCTAATACACGTCTAGAAGCAACAAAATTGGCAAAAGAACTACCATAAAATTTCCTAACTTTAGTGTTAGCTTTCTTAATAGGAAGAAGTTCATTAACCTTGCTATTAGCTTTATATATGGTTTCTGATCTTAATCCTTCACTCCAACATTTTAATGTCCGATCAACTTCGGATTGAATATCATATTGTTCATCAAATTCTCGAGGAACTTTAACTAACGATTCATCTAAAGGATCTTTCTTTAAACATTGTTTCTTAGATTTCATTATTGGGAAACCAGCGGAAGTACTATTAGGAATACCTCCTAAACCAAATTTACCGATCCCATCCATAGCCTCTTCTTGCGTATAAATACGCATGATATCTGGCAATTCAGGATCATCTTTCAATACTGAAAGAGTATGTTCTTCATAATCTTTAATTGCTTTTAAAAGAATATCACCTTCATAATGTTGAACTGGATTAGTTAACTTATTTAAAGTTGACATACTTTTTGAAACATCATTTGGATCACGAGGTGGTTTATGACGCTTCTCGCCAAAATTTTCTACAATACCCTTAAAAGGTGTTGGCATATAAGGTGTACGTTGATTAGATGTCATATCCATACCATCTTTCTTGACTTTACCTAAAAAGGTAACAATAGTTTTATCTTGATTACCATCTTCTCTTAAATAAAGAGGTTTGGCATCTACAACGGTATATGGTAAACCATAAGTATCAACATTCACATTATCCGCAGAATGTACAACTAGAGTAGGACTAGTTTCTTTCAATTTAGCAAGAGCTTTCTGAATATGAGATCGTAATACTACGGTACTCCATCCAGTATAAGAATTTGTAAAACCTGCAACATGATAACCATAAATAATGGCTTTTTCAGCATCAACTAATAATCCACCACAAAGACCGCAAAATCCTTTAAATTGAGTCTCATAAGCAAGACCTTCACCTTTTGTTATATTAAACATAGTGAATTGTTGTTTTACACCCCAAAATTTTCCGGGGTGCTCAATCATACCTGCATAATGAACATCCTGTTCATTAGGTCTTGAAGGATGCTTAGAAATTTTTACTTCATTATCCGGAGATTTCCACATTAATACTGTTGAACGATTGTAAAAAGTTGGATATTCATCAGCAAAATACTTTGAAAAATCTCTACTCGCTGGACAAGATGCTAAATGGATAAATGCTTGATCATGTTCACGATCAATATATACATATTCTTCTGTCAAATTTTGATCCTTCGTTTTAGCACTAGGAACTCCAGGTGTTGTTGAAGTCTCAATAGAGAAGGGATATGTAAAAGGTACAGCATGTGATGGAATCATGATAACATTAGAAGCTACCATAATACCATTTACAGTATTATAAGTTTCACCTTTAGATTTTGTTACAACAACTCTAAGAGATCGTGCAATCATATCTTGCAAATCTTTACTAGTTGTAGTTCTTGATGTAGGACTTTCTCTGGGGGGTAATCTTGAATAACCCTCTTTATAATTCCGTTCATCTTGAGTTTGATAAACATATTCGCCTTTTTTAGGAGAATCTAAAGCGGTAGAAAAATAATCTGTAACCTTATCGAGATAGGTTGATTTATCTTGAGTCTTTAATAAAGGTTTTAAAGCTTTATAAAATCCATATGCTAGAAAAATTCCTGCACTAATGGCAAAATATTTCTTAGCATTATTTTCCAAATGGGTGGACATATCTACACATAAGGATGATAATTGATCCTTTCTTCTATTAATCTCAGCATCAACATCTTTTAAAGTCTTTTTGTACATAAAATACATGTAACCTAAAGATGAGATAGAGATCATCTGTGCTAATCTCATATTGGAAATGGCACTAATAATAGCGCCTCCAAAGAGAAGAAAAATACAATTGATATAAGATTTCCTATCATTATAAACTTTTTTATAAATCATAGATTTCCTACCAAATTCGGTTATTAATTGACCAAAATTGGTAAGGGAAACTTTAATATCCCATAATTCACTTGTTGAGAAACCTTGCCAGTAACTTCCTAAGGAAGCTTGGGTATTAGCAAATTCAATATTATCAAGAATTGGGGTATCATCTATCTCCATATCTTCTGGTTCATAAGGATCTTCAACGATAAGATCATCAGAATCATCTATTTGATTTTCTATCAATTGATCACATGCACAAATAATTTGTGGACATGAACATTGAAGACAAAAGTCACATGTATCTAATTCTTTTTGAATTGTTGCTTGATTCTTTTGACATTCAATGTGAGCTTTAATATCTTTAGCTACAAAAGAACACATTGCATGAAAATCATGTGATTCATCATTATGATGATTCCATACACGTCTAGGAATTTCTTCCCATATAACGGTAGGTATTTGACATCCACGATCATTCGCGATCAA